AATCTCTTCGGGCTTGTAGCTCTTCCTTGCCATTGCGGTCCTCCTGGTGTGCAAAAACCATAGCTCAGGTGGACCACTTCCCCGGGGGTGGATCATTGACCCCATCGCAGGCAAATCAGAGTACAACCAAAAATTAATGGTGGGGCGGGGGTGAAGTAAAAGGTTGTAGTTAGTTTAGGGTCGATCGTACCACATCCGGCGCTCAATTCGGCGCCGAAACCGGCGTTGACCATGGGATAACTGAGCCCAAGGTCAGGGTTTTATCGACGCTATATCAATATCTTACGACCCTTGGTCGCAGTCTGGTCGCAGCTAAGGGGCTCTTTTCGGGAGTTCGACGACCTCCGCTTCGGTAGTTTCGTCCTCGCGCGTAGGCGTGACATCGATGACCCGATTGCTGGCATCGATGACCGGATTGCTAGTCGCCCGATGCATTAGATCGCGCAGCTTTTCGATCGTCGCCGAGGATGGCGGCTCGGTCGTTTTGTGCAACGAGATGGTCGACATGCGCGGCATCAGGTAGGGCAGCGCGTCGCTTGCCGCCTTCTCGCGAAGCATGCTGGGCTGCGTCAGGTCGTTTGCCATCTTTACGAGAATTTCGAGCGGGTGATGGTGGGGATATCGCTCGAAGTAGGCGCTCATCCGCGCACGAATGTCGAACGCCTGGTCGATAATCGCGGCTTGTTCCGCCCGTTTCTGGCTCGCAGCGCCCAAAGGGCGCCCGATCTTCTTACCAGGACCCGGAACGCGGGCACCACCCCATCCTATGCTAACCTCGACAACCTATGCGTGTACGGACCGAAAACATCTCGGTTTTCGTACCGGAAAACGGGCCATCCCAGCAACCCCAATCAATGGTCAACCTCTCTTTGGCCCGCGATGGAACGCGTTCATTTCTTCTTTTACCTCTCGTTTTTATTATCCTTCCCTCTCTTAAGAGAGAAACTTAAAACCGTACGTGCAAGAGCAAATGAACGCGTGCCATCAGGTTCCACCTCAATTGAGATCTACCCCATCGAAGCTGTAACCGGTCGACATTGGCTTGATCCTGATGCCCTCGTAAGTGCGATATCGCTCCTCGCCCTCTCGAGGCTGTCTCATCGTCAATCCCGGCAATGCCGCTCTAAGATCGCGCCCAAATGACTGTTTCGTCCCGGTTTGTCGCTTCGACTTCTCGCACCAATCGCACCAGCTGGTGAACAGGTCTTCCGGCGTCGCTTGAAAGCCAGCGCCGATCTCACATCGCTCGCGCAAGAACACCATCGTCGGTGAAGTCAGATCTTCGAGCTCGTGAACAGCTTCCGCCGCGCTTGCAGGCTGTAGAAAGTAACCGCGGGCGGCGAGCCGGCGCCAGCCGGCGATCGACCAGTTGAGGATGCCGGGCAGCTCGGTGAGCAGGCGGTCGGCGAGGTTGTGATCCTCGCGGCCGTAGAAGGTGCGGGTGAGGATCAGCACGATGAAGCGCGAGGCGAGGGCGCCCGACACGTCGGCGATGCGGGGCAGCTCGTTCGACAGGATGAGAATGCGGACCTGTAATTGGCCCGTCCAGGTGGGCAGGAACTTGCGGTCGATGCCGATCACGTCCTCGCCGCTGATGTTGAGCAATCGCTCGGCGATGGCCGCCTGGTCGGCGCGACCGCCGAGCCGGGCGTCGGAAATGATTGCCAGGCGCTTACCGATGAGCGGCTGCAGTCCGAAGGTCGAGCCGAGGGCGGCGAGAGTCGGGGCCGCGGTGTTACCGGTGCCGATCAGGTGGCGCAGCACGCGGGCGATGGTGCCCTTACCGGAGCGCTTCGGTCCGACCAGCAAGAATGCTTTTTGATGTCGCGTGTCGCCGGTCAGCGCGAGACCAAAGATCTCCTGCAGCGTCCCGATCGAGGCTTCATCCTGGGGCCAGAGCTGGCGGAGGAAATTGAGCCACCGTAATGGCTGCGGCACCTTAGGCTGATACGCAAAGTCGAGCGCGTTGTCGGTAAAGAAGGCTGGCGTGTGAGGCAGTAACTCGAGCGTCGGCAAGTGTAAGAGACCGTTAGCGCAGGCGGCGATCTCCTCGGCCGGCGGGCCGTTCTGTGCCTGCGATAGCCAGGCCGGCGCGGCAATGCGATCCTCGAGATAGGCGACGGCGCGCAACCCGTCCAGCACATTGGCGATCATCCTGATGTTCGGCTTGACGCGCTTGAGCTCGCCCTTCGAATCGTAACACAGACATCGGTTGAGGAACTCGTAGAGCCCCTTGCGCAGCGCGCTGTCCGGCGTGCCGAGGTAGGCGGCGCCGTTCCACACGTGAAACTCGGCGCGATGATGGCGCAGCGTGCCGAGGCCGGCGGCCGTGTAGTGCAGATCGGCAAATCGCTTGGCGATCAGGTAGGGTGCCGCGGGATCGACGATTTCGGGTCCCGCTATATCTTCCAGCGGCGGTAACGGTTGTGCCGCCTCCATTGCCGCTTCGAAGGCCCCGCGGAATCGATCCGGGGCGGACAGGTACAGCGCGCTTGGATCCTTCGTTGGTAACTTGATCAACCGGGCGCGCGACGCGATGCGCGAGCGAGACAACCACCGCATTACCTCGCCGCCGCCGGTATCGGGCTCGATCACGACATAGACGATCGGCACGCCCTCTAGCAGCGGCGCGTCCCGCTCCTCGTTCCAGGTATTCGCGCCCGGGAGACCGAGAGCGGGGAAGTCGTGCAGCCACAGCGTCTGCGCGTCGCTCTCGCCTTCAACGAGGATGGCATAGCCGGCCTTCGGCAAATCGGCCGCCCACTGACCGCCATAGAGACAGACCTTGTCGCCCTTGCGCCAGAAGTGCCGCTTCTTTTTGTCACCGTTCAGGTTGACTCGAAACCGCACTGACATCGGCTCGCCGTTCGGCCGGGAGTAGACGGTTTTGACGGCGGGCGCCTTGGCCGGTCCATAACGGCTCGCTCCGACGCCAATGCTGCGCAGCCAGTCGACGGGCAGCCGCTTTGCGTCGGCGTATTCCTCGAGCGTCAAGCCGGCCGCGCTGTCGTCGGCATCGATCAGATCGGCGCGGCCGATCATCTCGGCAGCCGCGGCGCGGGCCTCCTGAAAGCCGACACCGCGCATTTTCATGATGACATCGAAGATCGACGCCGAACTGTCGCAGCTGCAATGCGCCTTGGCCGCCGCTGTGTCCCATCGCCAGCTCGGATGGCGGTCGTCGTGCCCGGGATAGGGACAGGTGATGTGGGTTTTCGAGCGCCAATCGATGCCGAGCGCGTCGAGGATTTCCGTCTCGCGCCCCTTGACGGCCTCTTTGATGGCTCGCAATGGCACGCGGCGACCGGACGGCGCATCGGATTGCGGAGATGCGTCGTTGAGGTCGATCATCGCCTCAATCCTCAATCCAATATGACGAGACCGCTCTCGGCGCGGGTGATGGCGGTATAGAGCCACTGCGCGCGCTGCTCTCGGCTGCGACCCCAGCCGTCATCGACGACGATCACGTTCTCCCACTGCGAGCCCTGCGCCTTGTGCCCGGTGATTGCCCAGCCGAACGTCGCCTCGATCAGGCGCTTTTTGACCTTCCAATCGCGGTCATCGCGCTGAGGATCGAGCTTTTCGTGATCGAGGAAGTGACCGACGTAGATGCCGAGTCGGTGCAGTTTGCCCTTGTCATTGACGCCGCCGATGAACTCGCCCTCCTCGCTCTTGATGACGGCACGCATAGCGACCTCGTCGCTCATTTGCTGGATCTGATCGAGCTCGAGGAACATGCCGTTGAGCAGACCGAGGGCGTGATCGTTCTTGAGACAGATGATCTTTTCGCCCGGCCCGGTAGGCAGGGCGGATCCGTTAAAGCCGGCCGCCTTACGCATCGCATTGTTCAAAGAGAAGCGGGTTTTATTGAGCCCGCAGATCACCTGGCCGCCGCGCAACATCTCGGCTGGCGAGACCTCCGACCACCGCATCTTCCAAGCAAATTGGTCGTGCTGGCCGTGTGGAATCGGTTGACCTTGCCGCGCCATCGTCGCCAACCGAATCACAGCAGACTCGGCAGCCTGCCGATGAATTTCGGTCAGCATGACGTCGGGTGCCCGCAAGGTGAAGGCGCCGGCCCCTTTGATCGGCGGCAATTGACCGGGATCGCCGAGCACCAATATTGGCTTGCCGAATGACATTAGGTCAGACGCCATGTCCGGCCCGACCATCGACACTTCGTCGAGCACGACGAGCCCGCAGTCTCTGACCTTGCTTTCCTCGTTCAAACCAAATCGAGGTTGCCGCATCCCCTTCAGTGACATCTGTAGCGCGGCAATCTCGGCGTCGGCAGTGACACGCTCGGCGCCGTGCAATGCGAGCGCTGCGGTCTCGAGCTCCTCGAGCTGTTGACGCGCCTCGGCGATTTCGGCCTCGCTAGCGTCGTGCACGCGATAGATGAGCCGGTGGATCGTGGAGCACGGCATCCCGCTCTTGCGCTGCAGGACGTATGCTGCTTTGCCAGTGAAGCAGGCCTGCAGCGCCTCGTCCTCGTCGAGCCCGAGCTCGTCGAGCGCAAACTTGACGATGGTCGACTTGCCGGTTCCGGCATAACCGAACAGGCGGAAAACTTGCTGGTCGGCAGTGCCGTTCCGAAACCAGTCTCGAATGTCGCGCAGGGCAGTGAACTGCTTGTCGGATAGCGTGATGTCACTCATCCTCAGCCTCCTCGTCGGAGGTGTTATCGTCGGTTTCCGGCTGCAGTGCCGGAAACACCCCGACGACCAATTCAATGGCCTCCTCGATGGTCATGGGGAATTCTCCCAGCAAAGATTTTGGAATTGGCAGTAGGCGCAGATCCGAGTCGGCGCGAGCGACATTCGCGGCGGCAACCAACCGCCGACAATGTCGACCGCCAAATCGACCAGTCGTTGCGCTTCGGCCTGGTCGAAGGTGATCAGTTCGTGATGGATCTCTTGCGTGTTCTTGTTTAGTCCCGAAAACAGGCAGGCGCCGAGATCGAGATAGGCCATGTAGAGGTTAGCTTGCCCGTAGTAGGTCGGGGCTGCAGCCTTCAGACCGCGCTTAACGATATCGTTCCAGACTCGATCGTTGAGCCCCTTCGCTTCCCACAGCACCGGGTATTCCAGGCCGACATTGGGGCCACCGTGAAGGATGCCGTCGGCGTGGCCGGCGATGGGACCGTCACTGAATGCGTATTGCTCGCCGGTCTCGGGATCGAGGGTGACAAGATTGAACCCGGCCCACTGGATCCACCGCACGAGCAGACGCTCTAAAATGTGTCCGGTCTCGAAAATTCTCAGTGACCGGCCTTCGATGGGCTCGCCGGTTTCGCCGCGCCACTTATAGGCAACGCGGCGCTGACACACGTCGCCCAACATCGAGGCGCCGACATAATGTCGTGGTGGCTCGGCTTCGCGGGCAGCAAGCAATGCATTGTCGATCCGCGCATTGATCCGCTCGCTCAGCGATGGAGTCCCGTTTTTGGAGCGACCTGGAACGAAACCAGAACCGTGGTTGAGGTCGATCATATCGGAATCTCGCCGCGCGCCGATTGACGCTGCATCGAAGCGCGCAATGCGTTCCAGATCGTTTCGATTAATCTGTCGATCTGCTCGGCAGTGCAGTCGTTGAAGGCGTCGGCGATACCAAGCTCGATCAGGGCCTCATAAAGTGGCCTGCGAGCCTCGCTGATCGCTTCTTTTTCCATGTAGGTCAGCACACCCAGCCCCTCGATTTGCGTTGTTAGGAAGCCGCTAATGGCGCTGGTGATGGCGTTTGACGTGGCTGCGACGCATTCGGCGCTACAGCACGGCCAGACCAGGGACGCCCAATGGCAAGTTTCCCTGGCTTGGCGACCGCAGACGGCGCAAGGCGCACGCATGAGCGAATGCGGCAGTGCCGCCGGCAAGGCGTCGGGCATCGAGAGGGTTCGCGGTTCACGCCGCTCCGCCCGCAATGCCTCGATCGCCTTATCGGCTGGCTTGTCCCTTACTTTTTGTCGCCTTTGAGCCATGCCGGCCCGGCAGACGTTGGCGTGGCTAAATCGATTGCCGGCTTGTCTTGTTGCCAGGGCGGGGTCGACGCTACCGGATCCTCGGTCTGCGACGGTGCCGGAGTGATCTCCTTGCCGGCCTTCATGAGTGCATATTGCGGCTCACCCGGCACGACGACATGCGCGATGCGATTTTTGTCCGGATACTGGCCGCCTCCGGGCATGGCGCCGCCGCGCTCGATACCGACCTTCACATGAAATTCGAGGCCGTCCATTGAGCGGAAGCTCGGCAGGTTGCGCTTTGCCTTGCTGGCGTCGCTCATGTCCTTGGGGCTCAAATTTAAGGCGCTGTCGACTGCAGCGCGGAAAAACGATTTGCTGATGTGCCAGGCTTTCGAGACGCCATCCTCGCCAACTTTACCGCCGGCAATCGTGAAGTTCTTCCAGAGCTTGCGGCCTTCGTGCGGCCCATCGATGATCGTGAATTCGGCATCGATGTACCGAACGTCGGAAGTCATGCTCTCCTTGAACAGTCCAATATCGTCCGCGCTGGCTCCGGCGATGTTCTCGCCGCCGGGACGGATCTTCATGCGCAAGGTGCAAAAGGTTCCATCTGGAACCACGCCGTCGGCGCGCTGTTCTTGCGCGTCGTTAAGGTCGTAAAGCGACATTTTACTGTGACTCCTGTTGAGTGAGTTTTTGGATGAGGCGGCCGAGATGCGGCTCCTCGATCAAATCGAGGCGCCCGCTGCGGTCGCCAGCTGGAAGACCCCAAGGGTTGGGGGATTGACAGCAGAGGGCGCGGTGCGCGCCCTTACCGAGATTGTGCGACCAGGTGCCGGTCGCGGTGTCGAAATCCGACATCGTAATTACTTGATCGACGATGTACGGCAATTCGGCGCCGGTCTTATTGCCCTCTCGGTCTGCAATGCGAAAACTTCGCGGCCCAGGTCGTTGACATAGCAGTCGAGACCGCCAACGAAGATCGCGCTCTTGCCTGGCGCGTGCTGCAAGTGCTTGAGCAGCCCAATGACCTCCCGGCCGAGCAATCCATACGCCCCGCGCAGATCGGGCTTGCCGGTGCGGGGAGAGAAGGCGTCGGGCTGAGACTTAGCCCAGCCCATAGCGATCCGCGTCAGATCGGTAATGCTGTCGACGAAGATGTTGCGATATCGCGTCGCGTCGATGCCAGAGGCGATATTGGCGACGTGGTCATAGTGGGCTTGACTGAAATTCTCGTCAGACCTCTTAGCCGGATCCGGCCCACCGAGCAGACAGACGATATTAAGGGTATCGACCCACGTGCGCAGCGAAACGCTATCGCCGTGCCAGCGGCCTTCGACGGCATTAAGCCCGGCCTCGAAGTCGAGAACGATCGTTTCGGCCTCGGGCATGGTTGTTAACAGTGTGGTTTTGCCGACCTTGGGGCGGCCAGCGATGACCATCGAGACCTTGAGGACGCTCTCAGCGATCCGCTGTTCGCCAGTGACGATCCGGACTGCCATGCGTCTAGAAGCGCTTTCCATTGGGATCGCGCCGCGCCTCAGGCGAGTGATCCGGCCGGGTTTGATTGAAGGCTAATTTATCGATGATCGTGCCGCCGATGTCGTAGCGGCGCCTCGCCGCCAGACTGAGAGCGCGAATGATCAAATCGGCCAGCTCAGCCTCTAACCCCCGCCTATGCGGCAGCTTGTCGTCTGGTCCATCGCCGCGGCGGAAGGCCTCATAACCCTCGACGGCCTCGCTCACGATCAACATCAAATCGCGATCGATATTCTCGCCGCCCCCGTCTATGTACCAATGTGCCGCCGCGGCGGCGCACTGGCGGGCGAGGGCATTGATCGCGATTGCGAGATCCGACTGGCGCAATTCAAGTTGATACTCACGCCAGCCTGCCAGCGCGCCGGAGCCGAGCTCTTCGACGACGCGGGTCTCGAAGTCATGTTCGCCGCGTGCAGTCAAAGCGATGAATTTTATTTGCTCGATTTCAGAAATGTTAAGTGTCATAGGGAACCTCCAAAGAAAAAGGCCTCCTCTGTGAAGCGGAGGCCTGGTGGATGTGACTAACTACTAAGAGACGAGTGCTAAAATCGCGTCGAGCTCCTCTCTAGGAACCTGACGCAGCCGTGCGATCAGCGGGTGTTCGCCGCGGCGATCGGCGAGCTGAATTGCCTGGTCACCACCATTGATCACTAACCGCAACTTTTCATGTGCTAGTAGGTCATTAAAGGCGCGGCCGATCGTAAGCTTGCCGCTGAACATGCACGCGGTGGTGACCGGATCACCAAGGCGTTGATGCGAGCCAGCTTCCTGATCGCGCTCTCCGACAGGCCGCTTGCCTTGGCTGCCTGCCGGATCGCATTGCCCTTCGAGCCCCACTTAGCGGCTGGGGCGTTGTCGACTTTTGGTTTTTTGCTTACATTCATGTCGTTACCACTCCTGAATTGCCGAGTTGACGCTCGGCGCACACTCATAAGGCGGCCCCGCATCAGCGGGGCCGTTCCTCCTTACGAATTCTGGGGGACTGACGGTTCGGTAGCGGACGCTATCCGTTCTGCGCGATATTTCGCGAGCAGCTCATCGCTCGACGCGGGCCTGTCGCCCCAACGAAAAGTTGGAAGCCGGCGCTCTGGATTGGGATGAGCGACGAGATGCTTAACGTGACGGATGGTGGAGGGGCTGTCGTTGCCAAACGCCGCAACGGCGATGGCTCGAATTCCGATATGGATACCGTTGAAGGCCGGATCGGCCATTTTCGTGTTCCCCGGTTCTTTAGCGAAACCGGAGAACTAATAATTAGCCTTTTTGTCTTCCCGATAGAGCGCTCGTAATAGGGTTACGAGCGCCGCACCCAAACGGTAAGGCGCCGCCGCGCCTCCCGAATAAGCCGCTTTGCATGCTGTAGCGTGATCTTCCGGCCGGCGAACGTCGTTATCTCGTTGCCGTCTATGTCGGTGTAGGTGGGTAGGGCCGGATCTCCGTCGCGAACCGCGGCCATCTCCCGCTCGACTTGCAGGAGCCGCGCGAAGACGTTGGCATTGTGCCCGCCGGAAAGCTCGCACAACTTCCAAAACAGCGCATGTTTCTGCTCGGAGGTGAAATCATCCCCGACGAAATCGGCCTCGTGGGCGACGATCTGCCGTGCGATACCTTGAAGCCGCTTAAGCATCGCCGGATCCAGCATCGTCGGGTCGACGGCGATCAAGCGCCACAGCGCCGACATGAGACCGGTACGCTCATATAGCCGTTTCGGTTCGAGAACATCGCCGGCCCCGCCTTCGGCGGAAAACGCCGCTCCGGTGAAATGTTGCATCCCTCCTCCACCCGTCACAACCCCGTCACCAGGGCGTACCGGGTCGCAACTTGGTCGCACGGCCTTGCCGGCCGATTTTGTACCCTAGCGGCCAACGCTTTGTAAAAGCGTCCGTTTTTGGTCGCAATTGTCTGCGACCAAAGAGAGAGCCGGGGCTCGTGAAAGCTCCGGCTCTAGGTCGTAACCTACTGATCTGGAAGAGAAATTTTGGTAGCGGGAGAGGGACTTGAACCCCCGACCTTGGGATTATGATTCCCCTGCTCTAACCAACTGAGCTATCCCGCCACGAGGGGCTCGGATATAG